TCGGACTGTACTTCGCTCGGGTCATAACCAGCCTGTTTCAGACGATTTACACGGTCTGCACCGTTGCCCCATGAAGACCAGCGAGAATCCGAACAAGTACCGTTGTAGATTTCCTTGGCGATTTCAGCCGCAGTGCCGGACTTGGTGGTGATAAAAGCGTCATAGCCAGCGGCTTTCAGCTTCGCCATCATGTTTTCGGCATTGGACTTCTGACTGTAAGCACCGACCTGTACCTTGTACAGATTACCCATCTGCACGATGTAAGTGTCGAAGCCAGCGGCTTTCAGTTTTGCCGCCCATGCGTCAGCGTTGGAACGCTTCGAGAACGCCCCTGTCTGCACTCTGTACAGCGTTTTACCGTCAGAGGGTACATCTACCTTACCAGTGTTGGTAGAGCCGCCTGTGAGCCGCTTAGTGACCTCTGCG